ACATCGTAGGTCTTGAGATCCGTTCCGGCCGGCGCGTTTCCCACGCGCACATAGCGCTGAATCCCAAACTTCTCGAGGTCATTCTTGTCACAATTGAGACAAAAGTCCTCAAAGATCATGTCCGAGGCCTTGGAACGCTCTTGCATCTGCTGCTGCTTGTTCGCTGGGGCCACATCCGTCACATCCCAGTCCGCGCTGAAGTAGGCCTTGCCACTCACAGTCGCGTTCGTCTGGGACTCGTAGCAGAACTTGAGGTTGTTGAACTTATAGGATTCAAACAACGCTGAAATTCCACTCAGCCACGGAAACAGCTGCGCCAGCCCAGGATTAATATTCAACTGGACCAGCGTGAAAGCTGCCGTGCCAAGGATGTCCTGCACGTACTCGCGATGCTTCACACGAATGCGAAGATCACCCCCACGACCACTCTGATTCGAAGTGATGTTGGGTTTGTTGGTGCCACGAAATCGGCCCTTTGCCAACGGGACCATCTTGTCCTGCTTGACTGGGCTCGAATTGTAGCCCGGCTCTTTGCGCACGATTCGCAACGTGCGCGGGGGGGCCGCACCCCCGGGTCCATTCCGCTTAGCGAGCTGCTTGTCCTTCTTGGACTGGGCAGCACGCCGAGCTTGCTCCTGCTTGATCGAAAGCGCTGGATACATTTTGGTTGTTCTTGTGCGTAACTAACACACTCTTGAGACTTATGCCGTTGAAACGTTCAAATAAACCGGCAACAATCGAGTCCACGTCGAAAAAAGCGCGGGACTCCCAACGAAAATGCAAATCCGCAATCTGCGCATCCGAGATGCGAGCTCCTAGGATGTCTCGTATGCGGGGCGTCAGGAAAATCGTACCAAGGTACGAATCAATCCGATCCTCCAACATGAGATACTCGTACTCCCAGGGCCACACCACGATCCGAAGACCTAGCAGGTGCATAAGGACACACTCCTCAAATGTGAATGAATTGTTCATTCTAACCCAATTAATGCTCGACATGAGCTTCGCATAGTTGCCAGCTGCAACCAAAAGGTCTCCATGACCTTTAACGAAACGCTCACGCAAGTGATGTGACAGAAAGACTACTTCCTGCGCCCAACAAGGCTCGGCATTATCGTAAGCGATCAAAACCTGGTACTGAGCCAGATAGTCGCGAACCTGCCGAATACCCACGTTGTCATCGTCAATAGACAGCGCAAAGTCATCTCCATTCACAATCAACTTGAGAACATCATCAGAATCACGACCAGTTAAGGTCGCTACCGCCTCTGCAAGGGCCAACCAGAAATACAACGAATTGTCATGTCCAGTGTTTTCCCACCCTGACTTGTTGTGAAGCAAGCGGTACACCACACCCATTGTGATAGTATCACCCGCATACACAGCATCGTACA